TACGTTCTGCTCTACAAGGTGGGTGTGGCCATCAGCCATACCTAGTGTTACACCACCTTGGTCGTCAATAACGAAAGGGTGCTCATGGCCATCAGCCCAACGGGTTTCTCCCCCCATTTGCACTCTAATGAAGTCGTCGATACTGAGTAAGTGCGCATGTGAATTCTCAGGGCTGGTGAGAACTAAACGCTTCTCTACAGTAGTCTCGCCGCCTTTATGGCTCTTAAAAAAAGTTACGTGCGCTTCAGGGTTAGCACCCCGAGCGGTCAGTGCAACGGCGGTAAGCTTAATCATTTTCATTTTACGGCGCTTACCATCTATATGCGGTGTGAGTTTGCTAAATGCCTTACCCATCAGTGTCTACCTCTTCTCGCGCACAGGTACCTTGGATGCTAAACATGAGTTTATTTTTCACAGCATCTTCGTAGTCATGCTTGTCGTGTATCTGGAAGCTACCGAAATGTCCCAGCTTTTGCACAGGAATGTCGTCCATCGGTATGCCTGTAATTTCATGGACTAACATTTTAGCCATTTCAGGAGTATCAATAAGGATGTTGTCGATAAGCGAGCCAACTGGGTCGCCCTCGTGGTCAAAGTTAGCGTCACGGTAGTTCTTAGAGAAATCAATAAACACTTTGTTATAGCTAGCGATATCGACCTCTTCGTTGTCTGAGTCTACGATTATCTCGCCTTCAACTGAAAACACACTGAACCAACCACCGATAATCTGGTTACCTGCGTCGGTTTTGGACACATACCCGCTCGCGGAAAACGTGTCGTTATGGTCTTTCTCGCTCATAATGAGTACCTAGTAAACATGGCATAAATTTTGTAAGTGCAAAAATCGTACCATGTATCGCCCAACAAGGCAACTATATGATGCGCGTTACTTTCAAGCAACGGCAATGTGCAAGCTCTTCAATAGGCGCACTTGGGTCGCCGGGGTATAGCAGGAGGTTGCCTAGACCTGACACGAAGTACTCTCCGTGTGGCCGTAGCTGCCCCTGCATAGTGGCGTGGTGGTGGCGTCTGCGGTTGTCTTGTACCGTCACCCATTTACCTTCTAGAGTCTCGCGCGCAATATGGCCTCGGGCTATAGCAACGTCGAACATTGCTTCTTTGCCTTGGTGAACAGCGCTAAGCGACTCGGTCTGTGCTATTACACCCGCGCGGTACTTTATGTACCTATCACGGTAACGTGTCACCATCTTGTCAATACGTGCCTGTTCGATACGCTTGTCCTCCCGTATCGCACGGTTTATCGTACGGTCGAAACGCTTGTCTCTTAACTTACGGGTCAAGACCTCTTTTGAACCAGACTCAAGCATGTCACGAAAATTGTTGACAGCCTTAACCTGTTTAGCCGTGAGGCCTATTGACGCCCTGAGCGCGATAGCTTGCTGGCGAGGGTTAACACCGCGACGTATTCCGTCTAGCAGCACTTCACGGATTGCCTCTTCCTGCTTGTGCGTGAACTGACTAGACACGGTAAACGCTCTGTTCCGCATTATGCGCAAGGCGTTTTCCTGCACGTCGTCAAACTGCACGTCGACCTGAATGGCTGCGAGAATTTCTTTATTAGTTTGCTCTACGGCCGCTATGAACGCAGCAACCGCAAGGAGATTTATTTGTTGAGGTATTATGAGCGCTACGGCTAGGGCTTCCTGTATGTTGCCCCCTTCTATTAGCGCTGCAAGTTCATCGATGTTGACGGCTCTACGCGCCTCGGCTACTTTATCAAGAAACCCTGCGCGTATCTTCCGCTCATAGGAAGCTATGAGGCGTTGAAGTCGTTTCTGTTCGGATGAGGTTACTTTGATTGGCATTCGTAGGTTGCTCCGGCGGGGTCACGCACAACTCCTTCCCGTACTATCGTAAACACTTTGCCCTCGGCGGTGATAGTGTCACCTGGTTCAGGCACTATGCCTACTGCGAGCGTAGCACCTAGGATGACCACTTTATGGTCTTTAACCTTAACGGTGGTACCTGCTACCCATGTGTCTTTGTAAACGTCTACGAAGCCTTTGCACGGGTAATCGGTTGACACTGATACCGTTTTGCTTGAGTCTAGGGGGTCACGGGTCTTGACCCTTTTCGTTAGTACTTGGTCAAACACCATGGGGCCTAACTCTTTCGCAATTATCCCTGCGAGGTCTATACCGAAAATATCAGGCATTACTTAAACCCTCTGACTAAGCCGTAATTGCTGTCAGGGGTAGTGAAGCTACTTGAGTCACAATTGCCAGACACGTGTCCGCCTACTGTGCCTTTCCCGCCCCCTAGCCAATTGCCGATTAGGTCTGTTATGGTTAGAGGAAAACGTGTGCCCTTAACGCGCCTGAAGAATGTTGCTTTAGCAGAGCCACCTCCCACGCTTTTAATATTACTACCTGTCGCTTCACGGGTTTCTAGTGCGGCAGGGTCTGAGATTAAATACAGTGCGTACTCGAAAGACGCCTCTTTAATTTTCTCTAAGGACTCAGCGGCGGTCAAGGTGATACCGTTCACGTCGGTTAGGCCCGTGCGGCCGAACTGCAAGTCTTGGGTGGGGATTTCCTTCGTACCGGGCCAGGCCTGTCGCTCAAGCACTCGGGTAGCTTCGATTAACCCGTTGTCCTTTGTGGCGTTAGCGATAGCGGCCCACGTGGCTTTACGCAATGAGTCGTTAAAATATGTGTCGGCTTCACTTCGTGAGCCGTAACTGTTGCTTCCTACTACTAAGGACATGCGTTACTCCGAATATTTAATTAAGAAAGTCCACATCCCTGATATGTAATGGGATTGAGTGGCTTTGACTACTACAGCCGCCCTTCCTTCAACTTCCAGGGTGGCTACCTTGGCAGACACCTTATGTGTCAAAGGCATGAAAGATAGTTGAGCGTCAGCCCCCTTAACACCCTCGTCTTTGTACCCTACCTTACCTTCGAACCCGCAAGGAGACGTAACCTGCTTAAGAGCGACGCTGAGCGCCTTACCATAAATATTCATAGTTGTTTCACCGTCACAAGAAACGTACGTTGGTATGTACGTGTGTCTGAAGTCGTCACCGTTATCTCAACAGATATTTGAACGCCTTCGTCGCTAAATATAGCGTCGGATTGGTTAGCAACGTTTACTTTGCCCCAAAACAAGACTTTCTGGTCCCCTGTTTCCAACACAGGAACCTTGGAGCCAGTGTCAATCTCGAACCCTAACGTTGCTGACTCTGTCGTAGGTGCAACTGTAAATCCCGCGACGATAGTCTCGGTGGCACCTAGTAGCAAGTCGAATTCTCCGACATAGTCGACACTGTCGGCAGGGTCCATTGGTCCCGCAAAGGCTGTGGCTGAATTTGTAGACATCTTAAATCTCCGGTTGACCCCTTCGGTTGCTTGAGGTTACTGCTGCTGCTCTGCTGCTTGAGGCTACCGCCGCCCTGCGAATTGTGGGGGTGACAACAGCCGTTGAAGACAACCCTACGACGGTGCTATTGGCCGAGGCTATAGCACCTGTACCGATTATAGTACGTTTGCCTAAACCTTGCAAGATGGCGTCGTCAGCCGTTATCACTGACGTGCCTGTAACCGTCCGCTGAGCAGTACCTGCAATTACGCTGTCGTCTGAAACTATTGCGCCTGTAGCCACTATACCTGCGGCCGCTGTGCCTGACACGGTACTATCGTCAGCCACTATGACCGACGTGCCTGTAACGGTCCGCTGAGAGGCACCTACGATAGTGCTGTCGGCTGAGACTATTGCGCCAGTGGCTGTAATCGTCCGCTGAGCGGTACCTGTGATTACGCTATCGGCTGAAACTATTGCTCCGATACCCGCGCCAGTGCGCGAGGCAGTACCCGCGACTACGCTATCGGCTGAAACTATTGCGCCAGTGGCTGTAACCGTCCGCTGAGCAGTACCTGCAATTACGCTGTCGTCTGAAACTATTGCGCCTGTGGCTGCTGTACCTGCGGTAGCGGTACCTGCAACTACGCTATCGGCTGAAACTATTGCGCCAGTGGCTGTAATCGTCCGCTGAGCGGTACCTGTGATTACGCTATCGGCTGAAACTATTGCGCCAGTGGCTGTAACGGTCCGCTGAGCGGTACCTGCGATTACGCTATTGGCTGAAACTATTGCGCCTGTAGCTGTAATCGTCCGCTGAGCGGTACCTGTGATTACGCTATCGGCTGAAACTATTGCGCCAGTGGCTCCTGAGCTAGCAGTAAATATAAAAGCACCAGCACCCGCTGCGCCTGGTGAGCTTGTAGCTAAAGTTCCGTATTTACCAGCAGCAAAATCAACAAATACGCCTGTCGTAGGCGATTCTGTTATTGTGTTTGTGCCAGTGCCATCGTGCTCCCATGTACCTGAGCTTGCGGCTGCTTCGTTAAAGTAACCCTGATTTGATGAATTAACATCAACACAATCCGTAAACTTATTTTGTGCAAACCCAAAACGGGTCGCGCCTATAGCCGTACAATTGACTATACTGCTGCCGCTTGCTACAAGATACGTAATAAAACCATCGTTACAGTTGTGTGCAATAACATCTTCCGCATCAATTGTATCGCTAAACTCAATAGCATCAATACCCCCACCGTCTGCTATTACCCTTCTTAAAATTGCAGACGGTGCGTTTATTAGCTTTAATACATTTGTTCTCAGGTTTCTAATCTCTGTGCCTGTAGCTGTACTTTGAAATGCGCCAGACATCTTAGCTCCGGCATTTATATCACCATCATCTTCAGTTTCTTCACTTGATGTTGCGCGTATAATTATGCCGGAGCCGTAAGTATTAGAGGTTGCAGTGGTTGCAAAAGAGTTTGTGCCAGTTACCTCAAATGTTTTATTCGAGCCACCTTCAGCAGCAATGGCCGCGACTCCGTCAGAATATACAGTGCCGGATTCAACGCATAAGACAGTCATTAGCTTCTAACCTTAACGTACCTTGATAGCTCAGCCCATGTTACTCTTGTTTCGCCCGTATTTCTTAAGTCAACACGATTTATATTGTTATAGTTGCTCGGAATATTCAAAAATTTAACTCTGGGCGCTTCTGCTTTTTTTCTAAGGAGAAATTCATGTTCTGTCCATTCTGCCTTGGTAGGTTCTTCTGCATAAATTAGGGGATTACCATAATCTTCAATCCTATTACCTAGCTCAGTAAGTCTAATTATCTCGTTGCTTGGTAGTTGCTTTATATCCATAAGCTCTAAAACTTCTGGCTCTGTGCCGTCCATATCGACATCTGTTACGTAATTAATTACAAATTGATACCGATACTTATCAAGGCTTTTACCAGCTTTTAGCCACTCCTTTAGACAATCACCCTCAGCATAAATAAAACCATTTGGACGTATCGCAACAATTTCACCTCGGCTTAAAGTGTTAGGATAATATTTTGTTTGCAAAGAAAACGCCATTACTTATCCTTATTTAATTTATTCATTGCTTAATCACCTTAAAATTTTTAACTTTCCCCCGCGTTTGGGACGCCCACCCTAAGTAGGAGCAGCGTAAGTTAGTGAAGACATCGCCACTGTGTCTGTCGCGCCAATAGTGGTGCTAGACAAAATGATGTCTGTTGAAGCGGTGCCCACGGTTACTTCAAGAACCTCAGTGTTGTCTCGGTCCTCCAAAGTCGCCTTAGTGGTCACGCCACCTGTAGCGCTAGTATCGCTAGCAATAGCTGCCGCCGTAGCTGTGCCTGACGCCGAAGCACCAAAAGCAGTAGCTGAGAAGTTTAAAGTTGCGACCTCTACGTCCCCTGAGGTGCGGAAGATTAAACGCCCGTTAGCGTTAGTTGTACCTACGTCTAGTAGGTCAACTACTAGGTTTGCAACCGCGTTTCGTGCTGCCACTGAATGTGTAGCCATGGTATACTCCTGATTATAAAGGTTTTCTAAGCTCTACGGCCACGTGGTCGTTAGCGTAAGTTTGTTGTTTAAGGGTTAAAGTATCCCAAGCTTCTTGGGGTACGTCAATCGGTTTATCAATTCTCGGCATGCCATTTGCTTTAATTACGAACGCGTAGCCTTTCAGTTTAGCTTTCTTCAATATCATCTTTCTCGCCCCCTGTCAATGTGTTTTCCTCGAAGTCATCTGCATCACGTTCAGGTGGAGCGGTTAGACCTAGCATCTCATAGATTTCGGTTACCGCAGGGTCAGACGTAGTGATTAACGCGCCCGCGCTAGCCATGTCTTTAATCGCTTGAGTGATTTGTGTTATGTCTCGGTGCTGAATAGCTTCAGTGTTAAACTTAGGCATCATCTCTACTGGCCAACCGTTAAGCTCGAATAACCTCTCAACCATGTCTTTTTGGAAGGTATCCACCAACTCGGTTAAGGTGCTGTCTACGATTAGCGCAAAATTCAAGGATTTGTCTTTGCTTAGGGCATGGGAGCCGGAAGTCGACTCGCCTAGAAGCAAACCTTCTACACCCAACGTGCGGGCAATCTCGCGGTTAACACGCTCAATGGCCACCGCTACCTCGCTGAATGATGTCGCACTGCCTTTAAGCAGGTCCACGCTCCATTGGTGAACGCCGCTGTAACCCCCTGCGTCGCCCTCGTCTTGATACGGGATGCTGTCCAACAAGATACCTAATGCAGGGTTTTTAATGTGGTCGGTAATAAAAGATTTTATAGGCTCAATTGCTTTGTCCATGTCGTTTTTATCGAGCTGACCAGTGTCAACGGCGTCTTGCAGGGATGCAAAAGGCGCTCGGCCCACAGGTATGCCGCGTAAATCCGACTCAAAGCCATAGCCTTCTAGCTGCTCGTATCGGGTTAAGCGGTCGCAAGAAGCAACGATGTGCCGAAACAAGCCTAGACCCTCTGGCGAGTCATTCAGTGCGTCATCCACGATATACACAGTTTTCTTACGAGGCAGATAGTCTTCCCCGAAGTCAACGCTGTTAGTTTGGACTATGCCTAACACAGCGCCCGCGCGGGTGACGTCCCAACGTGCTATTGTAACTTGGGGTCTTGGCGCAATATCCGAAAACAACAAGTCGCCGTCAACGCGTTCTGCTGTCCATTCCTGGACGCTGAAACCATAGAAGCGGTACATAGCTGCACGTCTAACGACACGTGGCCACGACGTAGCCATGCGCCCCATCTGGTTAGTAACCTTTTCAGCGTAGACTGCGGCCTCGTCGCTCTCGTCGGCAGCCGTTACGGTCCATTTAGCTTTAGAGACTAGGTTCAAAAAATATCTAACCCCTGCGGCCACAATGCTCACGTTAGCGAGTAAGTCGCTATACGTTTTATATTTGTTCGTACCTTTGAGCTTAGCGCTACGCTCATCGGTCATTATGTAACCGCCGATAACAGGGCTACCCGGAGTCCCTTTAGTCTGGGTGGGGTTTACGCTCCGGCCTTCCCCTGCAAAGATGTCGAGGGCTTTCGTCATTTTAGTCATTAGTTACCCCAATGGTGGTATTTTATCAACATATGTTATCTGAATTATCCGCCCGATACAAGTTGCACTACAACGGGTGCTGCGCCTACTAAGCGTTTACGTTTACGTAACAAGCTGCCATACGCCCTTGACGCCGCATCCACTTGGTCCTTAAAGGTGCCGTTAGGGAAGAGGCTCGCCTCGTTGACGAAAGCTGCGTTCCATGGACCTCGTACTAGGTACACATTTTTTATCTCTACTTGTGCAGCAAGAGGGTCAGCTCGGTTTTCTTTGGACCCCGACTCTGTACTAAAAGTAAACGTATACCCGTGCAGCAGTTTACCAATTGCACTCTTCTGTACCTTACCTGAGGACCCTGGGTCTTGAGGGAAATCCTGCAGAACAGACCACCCGTCACGGGCCGCCATCGATTTAATTCTTTTCTCAACGCCGCTAGGGCCTAACTGCCCCCTGTCGACGTCTTCTATATAGATTTTACCATCGCAAATACTCATACGGACACTCGCGGTGTATGCCGCAGATTTCTTCTCTTTTCTTTCTGTAGCCGCTAAATCCCAGCCACGAACGCGACGGACGGCGTCCACAGGCACACGGTCCACGTACTCCCAATCATCTTTTTGGAACATACCACCGCCACGAGGGGCGGGTCTTTGTTGGAGTTGTCCGGCCTCTGCGTAAGAGCCACCCCATGCGCGGAGTGCTGACTTAAGCTCGTCAACAGAACTGCGAGTAAAACGCTCAGGCCACAACAGCTCGCCGTCTACAGTGCGGGCGTCGGAAGCAAATTTTAACTTAGTAGGTAAGGGCACACCCTCCTCGTCCACGTCGCCTTCAACCCAAGGACGCCACGCTTTCTCATCACGGTTCCAGACCACTTTAACTAACTTAGGGTCTTCGATGTAGCTAGGTTTAACAACTGAGTAGCTACGGCGTTCTTTCTCAAACTCCATAGGCAGCATTAGATGCTCATACCCTAGTTCTTGGGCCAATATTAAACCTGAGACGTCGCGTTCATGGACACGCTGCATGATGACAACGATAGCGCTCTCGGAAGGTTTATTTAAACGGGTAGGTAGTGTTTCAGAGAACCACCGCAACACGTCTTCACGAAAGGCGTCTGAGTCAGCTTTTTTAATTGAGTGGGGGTCATCTAGTATTATCCTGTCGCCACGCCAACCCGTTAGACCGGAGCCTACAGAGGACGCTTTGCGCCAACCTGTCGAAGTGTTTTCATATTTTTCTTTACCACTATCGTCAGACTTTATCTGAACACGGTCGCCCCAATGCTTTTGGAACCATTGGTCTTGTAGTAGGTCGCGACAACGGACGTTATCACGTGTGGCCAAGTCTTTCTCATGGGCGGCCAGGATGTATCTGTAACTAGGTAAGTTCCTTGGCCCCCACTCGTACGCGGGCCAGAACACCGAGGTGGTCATCGACTTAGTGCAACCTGGCGGGACGTTTATAAGCAGTCTGCGTATTTCGCCATCAGTAACGGCTTGGAGATGGTCACAAGTAGCCTCTACGGCCCACCCAGGCACAAAGGGCGAACCGGGCTCCAATTGATGCCAACCGTTTTTAATAAAATCTATGAGCTTACGTTCAGATTCTATCTTGTCTATCTCAAGCAGTGCGGCGTCAGGGTTCGCTAATGCGGCTTGTAAAGCTTTATCGTCCATCGGGCTCAACCTCGCCTTCAATGGCTGACGCATTCGCTTCAGCGTCGTCTAAGCGCTTCTGTTGGTTCTGCAACAGCTGCTTCATCATAGCTAAGTCTTCGACAGGCATGCTCTGCATATCGAATTGGTTATTAATAATTTTAGTCTCGTTTACAGTCACCGCACTATCCCCTGGTTTCTGTAGCTCTTTAATATGTATTCGGCTGAGAGTTTCCATCATTTTATCGCTATAGGTTTTCAGCTCAAATATCGTGTCTTTATTTTTACCGCCTAACACTTCCTGGGGGTAACCCTCTACACCTCTCCTGTACATCTCACCCACTAAAATATCGCGAAAGTACGCGCAGGCTTCTTCACAGGCGGCGGCAAACACAGGGTCTTTCCTACGATGGGAGCCTACAGTGTGTATCGTGGTTCCTGCGTGGGCTGCTGATAAGGTTTTGCGCCCAGTTAAGGCTAGTTTAGTTAGGTATATGCGTTTCTCCTTGTCACCAAACTGCACTTTTTCAAGGTTGGGGGGTCTAGACCATAACGCACAAAAACCCCTGTCAAGCATGCCTTGGGCCAAAGTGTCCATAATTTCTTTCTCGTCGTTAGCCTCGGGCGGTGGCTCAAGGCCCGACAACATGTTGTATCTCTTAGACATCTGGAAAACCCCTAAGTACCGCGTACTCCTCACAAAAGCAAGGTATCGTGCGTTTGATTAAGGCCCATGTGACTTTGCGGTCGCGCGGGCCTTCGGTTAGATTGCGCTCAATAGCTCTGTCTAGTGTGATAAGACCGTTATGCAGCGCGATTATTTGTTTGTTGTTTAGTTTAGCCATTATAACACACTATACATCAGTTAGGGATTTCATAGCTTTTTCAAGCTTAGCCCTGTCTTCTTCCTGGGCTGCGAGGTCTTCGTCCCACACCTCGTTGTCACGATACATCTCTACTTCTTTGCGTATTAAATTACGTATTACCGTAGGGCTCAACGCATCTAGTTCCCAACTGCTTTTGCCAAACGCGGCCATATATGGTATGGCCCTTGAATCGGTAAGCTTAGTGGGGTTAGGTGGTGGGGAATACTTTTTAATTTGCTTCATGTTAAGCGCGATTCGTTTCACAGTGATGTTAGCACTGTGCGACAATAGGTCTAACCTGTCGTCATTGTCACGGGTCATATCGATGCCGCTCGGGTCGTGGTCCCCTAAGTGCAACACGATACACGGCTTACCTAGATTAGCTAGACGTTGCGCCGAAGTATACATTTCGGATTGACTGACGTACCCACGGCAGGCGAAATACGGTACTTCGACTTGTTTGCATATCTGTGCGATAACGCCTGTTAAGGCTTCTTTCTCAATCCACACTTCGACGTGGTACTCTTGGTTAAGCCACTTGTCGGTGCGGTACGACCGTATAGCGCTTTCAACTATCGAGGCAGGGTTCTTCCAAGTACTTAGCTTAGTGATATTACGAGTTCTGTCTTCGATAGCCAACCAATCTACTAAACCGGCTAGGCGGGCGTCGTTGATAATGTTAACGATACGCTTGTAACTGGCTTGAGTGTTCTCAAGTAAGCCACGGCCTACGAATTGGTAATAAAGTTGGCGGATAGTGAGTATTAAGTCTTGTTTCTTATACTCGGCGATAATATCGTTAGCCTGCTCTATGATTTCAGTAGACTTTTTGTTAAACCTTTTCTCGATAAATTGCTGTTTCATGTCGGTTTGCCTTCCGTATGAGTGATTCTAAGTGCTGTACAGTATCAGGTTGTGTGCGTAGGGTCAAGACCTAATTATTTCGTGTGGCCCCATGCGTAGTTCTCAAGAGCTACGATTTGCTCAAACTTAACGCTGAACATCCCTTCGTCTTGGGGGTGTTTTATGTATTCGCCCACATACGGGTAGTACCATTTGCAGCGCACCCAGGTATCGTTGTCGAAACGGACCCACAGGCCGCCCCGTATGATACGGTATGCTCTGTAGTGCCCTTTCATGTAGAGCATCCATGTCACAAATAACGTCCAATCAAACATCAGCTTTCTCCTTCAAAAGGTAGCGCGCTTACGTAAGCTAAAACTTTTTGCCTAAGCTCAGCCATACTGGCACAAGTCCAACTCAGCTCCTCTTGCCACTCACCCATATCAATGAAGGCGTCCCCTGTTCCGTCCGTGTCTAAATGTATTGTAACAACAGCCATACCAACGACTAACTCCTGCTCAGGGCACCCACACTCGTCACTCATGTAACTGCGTGATACTTCAATCCTCATCAGCTTTCTCCCAAATTAAGTCATGACCGTATCTTTTTTCTAAGTCGGTTTTGCTGAACGCGTACCATGGCTTACCCCTAAACTGACCGTAACGGACTGAACTACCACGGTATCGGCCCGTCAAGCCCTTAGCCGTGAAGACCACGGTTGTGGGTGAAGCGAGCTGCAAGGTAGCCCCGTCGAACGGGCCCCCATAGCAGTAGAAGTTAAACACTGGCGGCCTCAGGATACAACGCGAGGGCCAACTGGTCGCCGACTAGTCCTAGGATTTGTTCTCCAAACAGGCTGCTGTGCCCGCGCAATAACGGCGACCAATCTAAGTTCTCCACCCGCTTGTCGTCGCCCTTGTAGCCTTTAGCACCCATTGCGCCCCATATGTCAGGCACTACTATCTCAAGCACAGGTATGGCATCGAACAACCTTGCGGCCCGTACAGCCTTGTCGTGCTTGGTGTGGATAACCGTAATAGTGTAATCGCCCAGAGGGAACACTGTATCAACCTTAAGCGCGGGGTTAATCAGTAGAATCGATTTAAACTTAGCACCCATGCGCAACGCCTCGACTATGATGGCGCAGCCGTTGCTGTGCCCGACGGCGTAGTGGTCCTGAAAGCCATCTGTAGCAACGTTGAGGGCTAGGCGCTTAGCGATACCCTTGTTACGCAGTATGGCGCAGACAGGGCCTATGCGGCCGTAGTGGTGGTTGGTTATACGGCTGTAGTTCCTTAGGTAAGGTGCCACTTGCAGCACTGTGCCTGAGCCTTTGTCGCTGGTGTTAATCCCGTGGACCATGTACGTGTTACTTTTCATGAGTTTTGTTCCTCTAAAATAGTGTATTCTACACGAAGGCCCACTCTGTTCGCAGACATAAAGCCTTGCGCTATTAGCGGCCGTGTGATACGTGTCACCATGTCGGCTTTAAGCTTGACGCCTTTCACCACCTCGCTGCGCGACGAGCAAGGGTGCTTCTTGATGAAGGATATCACCTTAGCCTTACGGACGTCGTGCGAAGGGCCTTTCTTATGCGGGCCTTTGTTTTTAGCTGTGATACGTGCTACGTAGAAGGCTAACAGTTCAGGTGATACCTCACCTAGTCTACCACCTGTTAGCCATTTAGTGAAAGTGCTAAGCATACCTGAGCTTAACTGCACTTGGGCCTCGTACTCGCTTATAACCGCACCCGTACTAAGGTTAGAAGTCATAAAGTTGGTGAGGTGGCATATCTTTTCTTCCACGGTATACGTCCTCCGCTCACCTATTGAAGGGGACTCCGTGGAGCCCAAATCGTCGAGGGCGTAGCGGTCCCACGCGCGCTGGAGTGTGTGACAATATGTTAAGTTCATGAGAGTGGCACCAGTATAACGCCGACGAGCACCAAAGCGTAAACGAACGCCAATGCCTTAATTACTATTTTTGTCTTGTAGTTCATATGTCCCCCTGGACTTTGCAGCTAGTGGTTACTTCTAATTTAAGCAGGGTACGTTCGGCGGCTTCCGCTAACAGCAATTCCTCAACTTGTCTGCAAAACTCCACGGAGGGTAGGTTCTCGATTTTATGCAGTTCGCGGTGGACTACCCCGTTGCTAAAAGTGGCTATTACCACCATTGTTAAAATAAAATCCATAATGCTCTCGATACCAGTTAGGGGGGATAAACTTTAACACTATACGCATTCGGGGTCAAGACCAATCTACAGGGTGAGACCATTTACCTGCTTCTAAAGGCTGGTAACCTTCTTCAGGGCTGTCAGTTTGGTGGACGGTCAGCCCTGTGTAGACAAAGTCGTCCTCTTCACGGTGGACGTTTGTTTTTGATTCGAAGGTGAACTCCATCTCAAGGGTATCTTCCTCGCCTTCCATCACAGCAGGGTCGACGTAGATACCCGCAAAGCCACAGGTGGTGATTAACTGCTGTCCGGTTACCGTTACGCTAGCATTACCCACAACGTCTCTAATTTTGTCAGCTAGGGCTCGGGTTACCTCTGGAATCTTGTCGTAGGTGCCTGGTATTCCTGTGCAAGCGTGTTGATAGTGTACCAATATTTCTTCAAGCGTAGTTTCGCTCATATGTTAGCTCCCTCACGTGTAAGGGTGAGCGCTTTAAGGTCAGCGATGTGGTAGTACTCTACTCCGCCACGCGCATACTTAGGGTTCACGTGGCGGCTAACTGCTACTGCAAATCTCAAAGCCAGGACGTCTAGCTGCTCCGAGATAGCGAACTCAACTAATGTTGTTGACGGTCTGAAGTTCTTGTTACGTCTTTTCATAATTATTCTCCTAAGATAAAAGCCGACAGGGCGTAGTCGCCTAGTCGGCCCGTGGCTATACGCCGTTAGCTATGTCAGCTTCGAACGCTTTCACAAACAGGCGACAAGCGTCACTCCGAACTATATCATCACTGGTGAATCGGTGAATAGCTAGCGGTAAATGGTGGCGCGCAGCTAGACTTTCTAAGTACTCAAGACCCCTAGCAGTGTTGTCACGTTGAGTGATGTCCCCCATGAACACTAGGCGTGAGTTACGGCCGATGCGGGTTACTATAGCCCGTATTTCCTCTACTTCTAGGAGCTGCGACTCGTCAAACAGTAGGTCGGCGTTATCGAAAGACTGACCACGGATAGTTTCGATAGGCTGTATCTGTATAGCACCTGTCTTAACCGCATGGTCATAGAACCCCACACCTAGCTGCTTTTTCAGCGTGTTGGTGATAGCCACTAGCCAAGGTGCCATCTTATCTTCCACGGTGCCAGGGAAGGCCCCTAAAGACTTCCCTGTCGGTACGTTAGGCCGACTGATGACGATGGTGCGTATCCGTCGTTCAGCGAGGTCGCAGGCTGCTTGAGAGGCTGCGACGTACGTCTTGCCCGAGCCAGCGGGCCCTGTGCCTACAATAACAATGCCTTGTTGTAGGTCTTCTATGTAGGCCCCTTGTGCGGCGTTCAGCGCCCTAAGTTTTACCGTTGGGCGCGCTTTCTCAGTGTCTTCTTGGCCTTGACCAAGTTCGAAATCTTTACGAGGTGCTTTAGCGTTACGTAGTTTCCTAGACATAGGTAGTTCCTTAGGTAGTGGTGTTAGCGTGAGTATTACGTTCACTGAAACGGTGAGCGATTTCTTCGTCTTGGCACTGTTGCATATTAGTCCCCGTCAATTATTTTCTTTAACCCCATAGCCGTAGCGGCCGCTTCAACTTGATTCTCCATGAGCTGAGAAGCAGTGGTTAATACCATGACCTTCTCCACAGGGGTTAAGCCCAACTTCTCGATGGATTGGATAGCGATTACCGCTGCGTCCGCATGATTTTCTACGTTACATTCTGACATGGTTAATTCTCCTCACACCATTTACGAATTTCCCCTATCAGCTCTTCGCTGTAGAGGCTCATTTTACTGACCGCTATATCCTCAGGGTGTTCTGAGACTTCACGCATCATATTCATCATAACAAATGCACCTGAGAAGAACGCTTTACGTAGCTCTTCCCGCTGCTCTTTCGTTACCCCTTTGCCTCCGTAAACTTGGGAGACCCATTCGTTGAACTGCTTCTGTACCGCCTTGTGCGCCATTAATTTAACCCCTCATTCCCACGGTTTGCTATCTCTTCAGCTTCTTCACGCGTAACCATCTGTACTAAGATGCCTTCGTGGGCGGCACTTATAGCAAGGACCTTCATGTCCTCACTACAATCCTCAATGTCAGAATTAGTAATCAAAAGCTCCGACATACCCATGGCGCGCATACCTAAAACAAGTATTTTCATATACTCCGCCGACCCTAACGCTTGGGCCACTTCGTGACCGGGGTTAAGTACGTTGACGTTGTTAGGGCCACACTCGTCCTCTTCGATAGGCTTCGCATCACACTCGTTTGAGTGGGGGATGTCGAAACCTTCGGTGAACTTACAGTTTTTCCCATTACATTTTTTCATAAAATTTATCCCCCCTATCCGGATACTATGTTGGCCATGGCGTCAACAAGGCCGACCGTGGTGCAATAGTCCACAGGAACCTCAATACCTATGGCCGTAAGCTGCGTTTTAGCGACGGCGCGTAGTTCCGGCGTGGTAGCTGCACAGTACGTTTTCGATACATCACCAAACTTATAGTCGGTGGACTTACAAGCCGTTAAGGCTAGGGTTAAGGCTACTGCTAGAACTGCTAATTTTTTCATGGTCTACTCCGGTGGTAGTTGGCCACATTGTGTGGCATATTTACGCGCTTGTGCTACAGTGTTTCGCAGCACAGCAACGCGTTGCTCTTCAGTAAAGGCGTCAGTGCTCAACACTTCCTCCAATTCTCGTATAAACATTTCAAGGGAAAACCCCATGTTATTTCTCCTGTTTATCAGCGCGGTCTTGCGCTTGTTTGTCGCTGTACGCACCTTCTTTGTAGCGCGCCTGCTTGCTAGTGTAAAGCTTGTGAACATTGGCGGCTAGCGCTTCTTCACGGGTGATTCCGTTATTGTGGTAGATGTCTGACAACAGCGTACGTATTTTCCTGGCTTGCAGTATGACCTCATCGCGGTCAATCGGCTTAACGTAGATAGCGTGTTTCTTGGTGGCGTCGAGCAGCGCTGCTCCCACTATAGCTAGCCTAACGTAAAGGTGGCGGCGCTCGGCGCGCCTTGCCCACGCTAACGTGTTGAAATCTAGAGCTACCGCTATAGCTTGGAGGTAGAACTCAGTATCGCCTAGCTCCTCCACTTTGTTCTCACGGGTGCCACCGCCCACGAGGTTTTCGAGCAGTTCGCCTATCTCACCGCAAACGCCAACGGCCATGTGATGGATGTGGGCTGACTCGGGCGTCATGCCGTCAATAATTGCTTGGCCGGGTTTAACTAGTTTTGCTACCATTTCTATGTGCGTAATCGCCATGTTATTTCTCCTGGGTTAGTTTATTAATTGAGGCGATTGCCTCTGTGGCGTCTCCGTCAACAGTGTACTGGTACAACACCGCTTCGATACGCTCGTTGTGTATTGCCGTAGCCCGCTCGCACCGTATCTCAACGGTGGCAGGGCGATGTACTTTCAATTCATGGAAGCGTTCGCAATGTACCGCTACAGCGTTTAGTGTTGCGATAGCCTCTGACAACTTCGATTGCTTCACGCTAAAAGCCAAGGCTGCGCGGCTTTGCTGCGCGCCGTCTACCAGATGCCAATGTATAGCGTCTACCTTGCGGCCGCTTTCAATCTTCGTTAGCCTCAGCAAGCAGTCGACAGTCTCACGAGTTTCCATGCCGGGTAGTAATACGTTCACGATTCGGTACCTCTGTTAAATTGGTGGGACAGTATATGCACGATAACGTCATGGGTCCACATATTACCTGCCATTATGTATAGTTGAGTGTTGCTTATGCCTAGACTAACCAGAATGTCTATGTGCTCTTCTGGCACTGTTTGAAGGCGAAAGCACTCACAGGGCGTTAGCTTCCGAACGTCGACACCATACCCGTTTCGGTCAGACGCGCCTAAGACTAAGTAGTTATCAGTTATAGCCATCTTAAAGTACCGAGCTGTCACTGTATATGCCTTCTCGGACTGGCCTCTCACTAAGGGCTTAAACCTGTTCCCGAAGTCCCCTTTTTTATTAAAGAAACCGTTCATCATCTTGTCAGAAAGAGTAAACTTACTGTCAGCGTTGTCCTCAAGTATGTCGTCCAGCACTGCGCCAGTGTCCTCCGGTTGGCTAACCTCGAAACTCGTCCAGTAATACCTTTTACGCCCCTGTGCGGACAATAGGGCGCTGTTTATCAATACTTTATGTACAACACCCAGCGCGTTCTCAGTGTGAGTAGTTATGTACTCCTCGAATTCTTTTTTCATACGCACGTTTTCTATCAAAAACTCTGCCTTAGGGTTAAAACGGCGGACATGTTTCATGATTTCTAGCATAACCCAGAACAACATACCGCGCTCGTCTTTATCGCCTTTTTGGCTTCCGATTAGGGACCATGATTGGCAAGGGAAGCCACCTGTCACTAAATCGATGCTTTTCCAATCGATGTCCCATTTCTCCCACCCTATAATACTGCCTAGCTGGACGGTGTAGGGGAACAACGCCTGTGCGGCCGTGTTGGCATAGGCGCTTATCTCGCTGCTGTAATACTTGCCCACTTTGATGCCCATGGAGTCTAAAGCCATTCGCCCTGTAGACACACCGTTAAACAGGCTTAATACGTTCACGATATTTTCTTCAGTGGAGGGTACTTCTTATTGCATACGATATCTATCATAGGGAGGCTGCCTATTTCTAGGTCAATAGCTACAATCTGGCAAAACTGCCCTTCGTAGACATGCGTTATTACCACACGTGTGCCGGGGTCAATGCGCAGCTTACCGTCGTGGCGCGTTATAGTCGTAGTGGGTGTGGCGATGTCGCCTACTGTAAATGACATATATATATATACTCCTGCGTAAAGTGACCTTTATATTACCTTTACGCCTTAGCGAGGTCAAGGCTTATTTTCCCTTAAGAGACGTGGCGGCGGAAAGTACAAAAAATTTTTTTATACAGTACATACATATATGCTATAAATTTGTGGGATTCTGCGAGGAAGGCGCTAGGCGACTTTTGGGCTGGACTTTTTCAGTTGAATGAGAATGATTCGCATTACGGATGCAAATGAGAATGATTCGCGTTCGTATTGGTAATGAGAAGCGTTCGTACTCAGTTAGTTGAATGAAAACCATTCGCATTGGTAATGAGAACCATTCGCATTGGTAATGAGAACCATTCGCATTGGTAATGAGAAGCGTTCGTACTCAGTTAGTTGAATGAGAATCATTTGCCAAGCTATGTGGCATGCTACTTGCACCATGCATAAGCCATGCCAAGCTATGTGGCATGCTACTTGCACCATGCATAGACCGTGCCAAGCTATGTGGCATGCTACTTGCACCATGCATAAGCCAT